CAAATCATATACAAGTAATGAATTGCACGCGGCCCCGGCTGCCCTCCTGGGCGACCCTGGCGCCGATAGCTTGCGCGCCACCTTCAATGGTGAGTTTATCAAGGATGAAACGTAAATGAGTAGAAAGTGGAGTGAAACCGAAGACAACTATTTGCGTTTTAATTATTCCAATTTCACCAACGCAATATTGTCGGAGAAGATGACGCGGTCTGCTAGTTCGATCAAAGACCGGGCTGCCAAGTTAGGCGTAAATAAAAGTGGTTCGCGCAAAAGGTGGTCGAAAACCGAACATACCTATCTAGTCAAACACCAGGGGGTTTTACCACAAAATGAAATTGCCAAAAAACTGGGCCGGTCCAACGCATCTATACAAAACCGGTGCGCGCTCTATTTTAATAAAAAACCGCGCTGCGATCTGGTTTTTGAAGATTTAAAAGAAGCACACTTTAATCCGTTTTTAACTGGAAAAATAGGGGCAAAACCAAATGTTCAATCCAAAGTTTAGTTTTAAAGTAATCAGAGAATCGCGTTTTAAAATCGTTGTTTATAGACGCCAGGGGGAATCACTGTTGGTAATTGACACCGTTAAAACCATGGCGGGTGTCTCAGCCGTGATAGAGAAAAGCCTGGCTGTTAAAAATGGATAGCACGATAACATTGCGCGATTATCAAAAGGATTCAATCGACGCGCTGTATTCGTATTTTGAAGAGAACGCGACCGGGCACCCTATCCTGGTGCTTCCAACGGCGGCTGGTAAATCGGTAATCGCCGGGGAATTTATTCGCGGGTTGATGAAAACTTGGCCAGGGCAACGCGTGCTTTTACTGACCCACGTTAAAGAATTAATCGCGCAGAATTACGACAAATTAATGACGCTTTGGCCGGATGCCCCGGCGGGTATTTATTCTGCCGGGTTAAACCGACGCGATACGGACCACGATATAATTTTTGCGGGTATTCAATCGGTCCACAAACGAGCGACCGAAATTGGCCATATTGATTTAATAATTATCGACGAATGCCATTTGGTACCAAAAAAGGGTATGGGCATGTATTTGCGCTTTTTAAAAAGCATGAATGTCATTAACTCTAAAATTCGGGTTGTGGGATTAACGGCAACACCATATCGCCTTAACTCTGGTTCACTCATTGATGGTGACGACCGAATTTTTACTGATATAGCTTATGATGTTGATGTGATGCAATTGGTTAACGATGGGTATTTATCCCCCCTGGTTCCAAAGGCCATGGATAACGAATTTGACCTGTCAGAAATTAACACCAGGGCGGGTGACTACAAAACCGATCAACTGCACGCGCTAACAGATAATGACGCCCTGGCTAGAATGGTGTTAGTTGAAATATTAGCCTATGGCCGCCAGCGCAAATCCTGGCTGATCTTTTGTACTGGTGTTAACCATGCCGAAAAGATGGCCGAAATTATTGCAGAGCATGGCATTACCACGGCCACCATTACCGGAGCCACGCCCACCGACGAGCGCGATTATATCCTGGAGCGATTTAAGGCCGGGCACATTCAATGCCTGACCAACTGCGACGTGCTGACGACCGGGTTTGATGCGCCGGCAATTGATATGCTGGTCTTTTTGCGACCTACTCAAAGCCAGGGGCTATATGTGCAAATGTGCGGCCGTGGGATGCGCCTGGCTGAAAGTAAAAACGATTGCCTGGTCCTAGACTTTGGTGGCAATACTCAACGCCATGGGCCAATAAACGCGCTTAATCCACAAGGCGAACAAAAGACAAAAGGAAGCAAGGCAATGCCACCGTCTAGGACGTGCCCAGTTTGCAAAACCATCATGGCCGCATCATGTACAAAATGCCCCGAATGTGGCCACTTGTTCCCGCGCGATATAACCCACGATCATACGGCGAGCACGGCCGCCCTTTTGGTGGATTTGGCTTTGCCTATCCCTATAAAACACGAATGGCATAACGTCAATAATGTGGCTATTTCTCGGCATAAAAAACTTGGCAAACCCGATTCTGTGCGGGTGACTTATTGCACCGCCGGGGGTGACTTTTCGACTTGGGTTTGCCCGGCTCATGGTGGGTATGCGGCTGACAAAGCGCGCGAGTGGATAGCTGCCCATTTCCCAACATTACAGGACCATACGACCGACGCTATTTTAGACAATGTGGGCAACGGCACCATCCCCTTTTCTATCCGCGTCAAAGAGAGCGATAAATACCCAAACATTACCCGTTATGACTTTTCTGAGTTCAGAGAAGAATTACCTTTTTAAACCTTATAATGCTATTTAAACCTAACATAATGAAAAAACATTTAATCGTAAATAATGACCAAATAATTATGCAAACTCAGCTATGTCGAGTTATTGGGTTTTATTTTAAAAAACTATGGTGTACCCTTTGCATTACAAATGGTGTCACCCATCCAATTATAACCAGGGTGATTTATGCTTGATAAAGTAACCATTAGGAAATTTTCTGATCTGTCCGGCTATAGTGAGGACGCCATAAGGTCCAAAATAAAGGACGGTATATGGCGTGAAAATCAGGTTTATTTTAGGGCACCAGATAAACGAATTTTAATAAGCCTGGGGGGCTTTGAACAATGGGTAAAACAACAGTTTACAAAAACGTCCGTGTCGCATCTAAAAATTCAATCGAACTACGATTTGCCTATCCAGACCCGAAAACAGAACAGCGGGAAAGGGTTAAAATGCAGCCCACCCCCGCTAATTTAAAAAGAGCTTTTGCTCATTTAGTGATGATAAATGACGCCATAGCAGATGGCTCTTTTGATTATGCAAAAACATTCCCAAACTCTAAAAGAGCGGCTTTATATACAAATACCGGGCAAGTGTATGTCTATTTAAAAGCATGGTTATCTCGCCAGGCTCACATTAAATCGGGCACATATAATTTTTATAATCACATAATTGAAGGTCAGGTAAAAGATTCATCTATCGCGGAAATGCGCCTGGTTGATCTTACCTGGTCCAATGTTCGTGACTGGGTTGCTGATATGAACGTCAAGCCTAAAACGCGCTCCGGGCGTTTAACGCCGCTTAGAGGCGCATTAGACGATGCAGTTGACGATGGCATTATCCCATCAAACCCATTAACGGGTCGCAAGCTAAAACAACAAAGCGTAATCATACCGTCGGAAGCATCACGCATTGACCCCTTTTCATGGCAAGAGCGCGAAGCAATTAACCAAGCTGCATCACGTCAATTTGGTCTGATGCTGACGTTTTCTTTTTTTACGGGTTTAAGGCCAGAAGAGATACGCGGGTTAACCTGGGACCGGGTGGATTTTATTGGCCGCACTGTTTTGATCGACCGGGTAATTACGGATGCAAGCCTGGGTAAATTTGAGCCACCCAAAACCCAACATTCATATCGAACTGTCGATCTGGTAGAGCCGGCATTTCATGCCCTGGTATCCTATAAACAGTATTCATTTTTAGGCGGCCATTTGATCTTTTTAAACCCAAATACTGGTCAACCTTATAGCACCACAAATAAAATTAGAACCCAATGGATTAGCGTATTAAAAAAGGCCGGCGTGCGTTATCGGGTGCCCTATCAAACCAGGCACACTTATGCGTCCACGTCGTTAGCTGTTGGCGAAGATTTGGCGTATATCGCAAAACAAATGGGTCATTCTGATATAAGCGTCACTTTAAAATATTACGCTCGATTTGTGAAAAATACGGGGGTAAAGCATGGGTCAAAAGTTGAGGAAGCATACAAGAATAGTTTGGCAGTTTGAGCCAGGGGCGGTAATTTCCCGCAGCTTTTCCGCAGCTTTTGGGGAAAATAAAAACGAAACCCTTATAAATCAAAGGGTTGTATGGTGCGGACGGAGAGACTCGATCAAATTAATGGATAAATTTATATATATAAATCAATACGTTACAAACGTAATTCGATGCCTAATTGGGCTTAATTGGGGTTAATTGGGCTAATTCCCGCAGCTTTTTCCGCAGCTTTTTTTATACCAAATATTAGCCAAAAAACACCCGTTAGAAACCCTTCACCTCCGTCCGCTTGATAAAACCTAAGTTTTACCATCGAAAAAAAAATTAATTATTTTCCACTGGCTTTTTTGGTGAATAGCTGTGTTAGCTTTTGATAACCAACAGAGGCCGCAACCAGGACCGCCAGGGCTTGTTTATACCAATCTGGCATTAGTTCCAAAACTATAAATCCCTTCTCAACATACGGCACGGCTGACGGAATAAAAGCAAGCACAAGGGGAATGGAAAAGAGCAAAGTAAACCATTCATCTTTCCAACTTTCACCACTGTTTTTCGCGTGGATTTCGTCCCAGGTGCCCGACTGTTTTAACTTCTCCTGGATGGCATTATTTCGCCCCTCAATCTCGGCCTTTTTGTTTTCCATTTTACCCTGGAGAAAAGTGCCACCGACGCCCACCAGCGTTTTAATTAATCCAAACATTTAATATTCTCCGCTGCTGATTATCTCTGTAACAGTGTGCGCCCGGTTTCCAACTTGCTTGGCCCACCGGCTGTTAAAAAACTCTTCTGCGGCCAGTTCATAATCTTCATTTTCCATGGCTGCCAGGGCGTTTTTAAATTGCTTTAACCTGGGCAAACCTAAGTTAAAACACATATCGACCATGGCGTCTTTTCTCGCCTGGTTCAAATAGAAAAACCAATCAAAGGAATTGTTTAATTCAGTAACCACCCTGGCAACATCATTGGTTAATAAATAGTCTATTTCGTGATCTTCTAATCCTATCCCACCCGCCGGGTCGATATTGCGCCCCACTCCGATGGTGATTTTATCGGCCGTGCATTTGTAGGCGTGCGTTTCTACGCCCTCATGTGCGCGCAACATTTCGATGATCTTGGTCATTTTGGCATCTCTCCATTGAAATAAAACAAGATTGCGGCGGCCCCTGCGCCCAGGATAAAAAGACCTCGACGGACAACGCTTTCGCCTACTTTTTGGTAAAACCTTGCATAAGCAATTTCACTTGCCCTGGCTGCAATTTGCTCAATTTCTTCGTCGGTTAATGGCTGTCTGTTTTCCATTTTTTCATCTCTCAAAATTGTAAATCATGTATAGCGATATAACTGCGATACCGCCTAGAGATATGACAATAAATGCGGCAGTTTTGATTTGGTCAATAGTCTCGCTCCATTCGCTATCTTTTTTTG